TTAATGGAGGGCCTGTAGATGCGCTTGCTTCTTTTGTTGGTCGTTTTAACCCTATGCGTCCGTTTGGTGCAGCTTCTTCTGGCGGGGGTGGTTTAATTGCTCAAGACCCCACTGTTGGTTTAGGTCTCGCAGGTGCTGGTTTTGTTACAGACACTGCTCAAGGGGCACTAAAACGTCGAGCTACAACTAATTTGATTAAGGGTGTAGCGTCAGGGACTATTCAAGATCAGCCTAACTATCGTTACTCAGGGTTGCTCGGTGGGTTTATGTCTGAGCCTTAACTATGCCTTTAACAATCCTAGCTGCTGCGAATGCCGCCGTAGCTGCGATTCAACAAGGCTGTGAACTCTACAAGGAATATAAGGGTACAGTCCTTAAAGCTAAAGCAGCTATTGATGAGGTAAAAGGAATAGTAGGGGAAGTCTCAGGCGCTTCAACAGGCATCTGGGCTTTCCTGAAATCTAAGTTTTTTTCTAGTGAACCTGAAAAAGAAGTTATACCTGAGGTTGTAGTTCCAGCTAAGAAGGTCAAGAAGAGACCGGTATTTGAAGAGCATGACGAAGCTTCTATAACAGCAGATCTGATTAAGAACTTAAAGATCTTCTTTAAATGTCTTGAAGAGTTACAGAATAAAGTTGCTGAAGCTAAAGAAAAGTCATTGAATGTAGACAACAACACCTTAGAGTCAGCTTTGGATATTGAGTTTGCTATGTCTCAAGCTCAAGAGCTACAAAAGCAGATTAGAGAGACTATGGTTTATAACTCTCCAAAGGAGTTAGGAGACCTGTACACAAAGGTAGTTAATAGAGTAGGGGTTATACAGGAACAACAAGAATTAGCGCGAATAGCTAGAGTTAAGAAAACAAGGGAAGAGCAATGGCGACGAGATCAACTTCTTCATCAAGCTCAAAGCAGAGTAATTTGGGTCGTTACAGCCCTCCTGATAATAGGGGAGACATGGTTAATTCTACTAGCAGTAATGAAGGGTTCATCATACTCACCATAATTCTTACATTACTTTTCTGTCTAGTGTTCCCACTTGAGGTCTATCTTTACATTATTGTTAAAGATGCTGTAGCAATGTGTTATAGGAAATAAATATATATATATACGAATATGAGGGATACCGAATGAACGACCTACTAAATCTTTTAAAAGGTATTGCACCTACTGTGGCTACTATGGTTGCAGGGCCTCTAGGTGGGGCTGCTGTGTCTGCACTGGCTTCTAAGTTTGGTGTCTCAGATAGCATAGAAGCTGTCGCTAAAGCTATCGCTGGAGACCCTCAAGCTGCACAGAAGCTTCAAGAGTTAGAGCTAGAGTACGCTAAGCTAGACGCTGCTGACCGTGACTCTGCTCGTGCTGCAAACTCGGCAATTGCAACTAGCTCTGAAGCACATGTGATGGAAAAGCTTGTTGTACCTATTCTTGCTTTAGGTACTGTTGGCCTTTGTTTTTTATTGATCGGGGTACTGTTGTTTATCAACATTCCAGACAGCCAAGAGAACATTATCATCTACGCACTAGGCTTTATCACTAGCGCAGCAGGTCAAGTATTGAGTTACTTTTTTGGTTCAAGCCAAGGAAGTAAAGATAAAACCCAAGCGTTGAAAGGAAAATAACATGAACTTGAGTGAGCACTTTACCCTTGACGAAGCAACACATAGCGACACAGCTATCCGCTTAGGCATTGACAATCAGCCTTCTATTCTCCAACTTGAGAACATGAAGACAGCAGCATCAAAGCTAGAGCAACTACGAGCTATTACAGGCCCTCTGCGTATTAACTCGTGGTTACGTCTACCCGCTGTTAACGTTGCTGTAGGAGGCTCTAAGGTGTCTTCTCACATGGACGGTTGGGCCATTGATGTCTCATCCACAAAGATGACACCTTACCAGCTTTGTCAGGAAGTTAAGAAGGCAGGCATCAAGTTTGACCAGATGATCCATGAGTTCGGTAGCTGGATGCACATTAGCTTTGCACCTGAGATGAGACAACAAGAGCTGACTATCTTCAAACCTGATAACAAATACAAAGCAGGTATCCTTACTAAGGAAGAGTATAGTAAGGCATAACAACAAAAAAGGCCCCTTTTGAGGGCCTTTAATGTTTCTAGAAGAACAGGATTGCTACGTTGAAGAATCCTAGGTGGAGAATAACAGCTTGACAAAACTCATAGCTACTATCTTTTTCAGTCTCTTCAGTTTCGACGATAGCCTCATCCGTGTGAATGATGCCAACTACAAAACCACCTGACCAATTAATATCAACTACCCTTACCAGTGCCTCCAAGTGTTAGCAATTATGTGAAAGCAGGTGATCATCTCGACCACCCGCATAAGAACAGTAACCTTAGAAGTAATCACCATACTTCATCCTTTACCTCCACCTTGTGGGGGACTGAGCGAACAGTAGGGAACTTCGCTTTGAAGTCTTCGATGGACAGATCCTTTCCGAGTTCGATCTCCACAAACTCTACGCCGTCGGCTTTAAGTTGAGCCTTTAGTGTGTCACAGCCGGGACAGTTAGGTTTAGAGTATACAATTGTTTTCAATGTTTATTTCCTTTTGATCTGTTCTCAAATCTAGACACTATTCGCAAGTTCTGAGGCACATGTAAGCGGCTTACATTTTTACCTTGAAGTGGCACAATGTGATCCACCTCATAAGGCCCTGTACCTTCCCTATTTAACATACTACAGACTGAATAAATACACTTGATGTGTAATAAATCATGCTCTGTTAGCCATGCCGGTGTCCGATTAAGTAACTCTGCTCGACGCTTAGCTTTTCGTGAGTAGTAATCTTCTTTATTATCGTTGTAGTATTGTCTACGAGCTTGGCGCTCTTCTTCAAGATTTAAATGATAAGCCTCGCTACGGTCTTTAGAACTATAACGAGACCTATCATACTCAGATCGACATTGTTTGCAGTGGCTATGATACCCGTCCTTGTTCTCTTTCTTCTTAGGAAAGAACTCAAAAGACTTTAGGGCATCACAACGACTGCATTGTTTCATGTCAAATTTCGCAATTTCCTGCTGTGCAAGCTAGGGTTTGAACGCCTTCTACGTTATCGGTGTTTTCCAACATAGATTCCCAATCAATAGTTGTAGGAGTATTAGCTAAAGCTTCCTCGTACTGTTCCTTAGTGCAGGCTTCGTAGGGTGCTTGGCGATAACTGCCTCCGTCTAGTGGAAGGAAAGAAACGCCTGTAATCTCGTCAAACTTTTCCCACACCCATGCGCCCACCTTAGGCCACTCATGTTCGTTAACAGAGATTGTAACAGACGGTTTATGTTCCGTCCAGTGACGTTGGAATGTCAACCACAAGTCCAAATGCTCAATAGCTGACAAATCTTCACGTAGACGAGCACCCTCTGGTGTCTTCATTGGGAACGAGAAGATAGTTGTTGACTCAGGCTTCATGACACAAGGCTCCCAAGGGAAACCAGCTTCCTTCAAGAAAGCAGTGATTGGATCTTTGGCGTCAGAGCGTACACGGCGAATGAAATAAGCACTGTGTTGAGGATGAATACCGCTAGCAGTACCAGTAAGCTGGCTAACCGTGCCTTCTGGTTTGACGCAGGTGATTGCAGCAGAAGCATTGATGCCAAGTTCAGCAGCAAGGTGCTTATTAGTATCGACAGCAACATTCTTTAGTTCCTCAAGACGTGCAGGCAATTCCTTGTCGTAAGCGTTGTTAAGCAGTGTGTTGTCCAAGATGCCTGTCATTGACACACCCAACAAACGCTCTTCTTCAGTGTTAGTCTGCCACACCTTACGAAGGTACGGGAAGTTGGTCAAGGTCGATTGGAAGGTTCCCAAGATTGTCGCAATAGCGACTTTTTCTTTAAGAGACTCCAATGTATCCCCCGCACGAACAATAACTGAGCTGAGGTTGCAGAACTGGTAAGGGCGGAGAATAATTTCAGAACAAGGGTTAGTGCCCCATTCTTTATTGAGTACACGACGACCATTCTTAGCCGCTTGAATCTCCGAAGCGTATCGGTTAAAAATGCCACGCTCACCTGAGTGACTTTCATAAATATTGCTCCATTCACGCATAAACTGACCTACGTCAGGCTTGACATCATACACTGCTGAGTTGTTGGCCAATGCTCGTTGACCGTTACCGTCCCACCAGTTACCTGCTTTAGCGTGAGCCATGCGATCATCACCCAAGTCAGACAGGGAGATCATTGCTGATCGTCGAACTCCACCGACCACCACGACTTCCCCAATCTTACATAGAATATCGTGGGCTTCCAAGCTTGTAAGTTTTCGTCCAACAGCACCTTTGAATTTAAGCGTAACGTACTT